CCGTCAGGTCAGGGACGTCATCCTTGTTGGGGATGCGAAGCCACATCTCAAACACGGTGCGGGCAACATCCTTCGCGAGGTGCGAAGTCTTGATGTGCGCCTTGATGCCTTCGGACACCTGCTTTGCGCCAGCGTCCACCAGCGCCTGAACACCCTCGTACTGGTCGTACGTCTTCGGTGCCACGGTGCCTTCAGCCGGGGTCTTCGCGACAGCCTTCCCCGCCTTCGGCTCGGCCTGCGGCTTCGGCTGCGCCACCTGACGCCACTCGCCACGGAAATCCTTCTTCGCCTGTGCCCAGGTGACTTCCTTTTCGCGACCCGGCAGCAGGATGCGGCCACGCTGCGGCAGACCGCTGATCAGCGTCTCAGTCTCGTCCCCCAGCTCCTTCAGTCCGTCGACGTTCTCAGCCTCAGCCAGCGAAGCGGCGCGCTCGATGTTCGCCTGAATCTGCTCGACGGTGTCCAGCTCAGCGGGGCGCTCTTCGGTCTGCTCGCTCACGGTGATCTCTCCCTTGTTGGTGAGTGCTTCAGCGGCACGCGTCAGGTCTTCGGCGCTGATACCTTCGGCGTCAGCCATGATCTTCTGACAGTTCTTACAGGTGACTTCAGCGGACACCACGACGTAGCGCTCACTTGCGCGGTTCCCGCCACACTTCGGGGAGGGCATAAAACCGTCCGGCTCGCCAGCGTAGTGAACCTTGCCGTTGCCAAGCTGAACGTTCATTGCCCCGCCCCTCCGTCGCTGTCGTTGTCTTGCAAGGAAGACACTAGACCCGTCCGCAGGGACGTGTCAAACCACCTACCAAAATTGGGAGGTGGTACCCACCCGATCGGACGAACCCTCGAACGCCCGTTCACCTACCAAAGTTGGTATGTGGTCACGACATGAAAACGGCCCCCGGCCTGCGAGAGCAGACCAGGGGCCCAAAGGATGAGTCAGCGGAAGTGCCGGTTGCGTCTTAGCTGCGCGATGACGTCCGCCACCTCGACCAGCGGGATACCTAGCAGACCGGCGCACTTGATGCGCAGCGTTGCCCGCTCGCGTGAGTGCTGGTTACGGGTGCCTGGCTCTTCTCTGCGAGGGCCCAGCGAGCCAACCAGCGAGTCAGCCATGATGTCAGGGACGATGTGTCGCCCGCTGGACACAAGTACGGTATTCAGTGCGTCCGTCTCTTGCCGGGCGGCGTCGATTTTCTTGAAGAGTGCCCGCACGCGCGGGTCTGTGTACTCGATCAGTGAGTCACGGTGAGATTCCATGCGCGCATATCGGGTACGTGCTTGGTCGTCTGTTTCGTGGCTGAACGCAACTACGGAGTGACCATTGAGGATCACCAATCGCATGCGCATAACCTGTCCCCTTTTGCTTGTTGCCTGCACTCAGTTTCTGTGAATGTGGCATCTAACACAAGGCACGGTCAGGTACCAGCGGAGCGCACGCAAAAGACCCCCGGCAATACCTTAGAGGTACGCCGGGGGTCATCTCAGACAAGCGAAATCAGGAAGTGCAGCAGCTCAACTGAGCCTTCGTTGTAGACAGTTGCGTCTACTGTGTAGTCATTCAGTAGGTTTTCGCTCTCGTGCGCTGCACCTTCACCAGCGCTGGCGCCGGGTCGGACGATGCGTACCATGCGGAATCCCCGGGAGCGCAACATTTCGGCTTCGTTCGGGTAGCGCACATCAGTGACAACTACCGGCATGTTCCACTGCTCTGCGGCGCTGATCTTCCGCCGGGCGACGTTCACCCAGTAGTCCGGATCATCCTCACGGATGGTCTGCCCGATGCGCTGAAGCGTGCGCCGGACTTCAGGATAGGTGGCCTTCGAGTACTCCCACCCCGCATCGGCCACTAGGTCACTGAGGCGCACGTGAACGCGAAAGGCACCATTCAGCGCTGTCGGAATCAGCGGGTCAATGCGAAGCGCCATTTCCTTCAGCGGATCGGCAAACGCCACGCGGGTGTAGGCACGCTCACGGACCAGCCACTGACCCGCAGTGTCCTTACCGGAGCGCGCCTTACCGAGAAATGCGATGTTGTACATGCTCTCTCCCTTCCATCGGGCAGAGAGCGAGTCGAACGCCTAGACCAACGGCTGAGCCACCGGAACCGCCTGAGCGACCGGCTGAGCCTCAGCGACCGGCGCCGGGTCCGCGACTACGTCACTGCGCGGCGGGGCTTCTACGGCGTCAGACAGGGCCATGAACGGCACACCCAGATCGGAGGCAACGGCGCCCGCATCCTGCATGAGCTTCTCATAGGCGACGCCATGCTTAGCCATGTAGCCGGACGCGAAGGTGATCACAGCGGTAACGCCAGCCTCGATGAGCCCGCGCACGTCGCTGGGGACCGAGGGCCAGAACACGTGCGGGGCGAGAATGCCCGCAACAACCGTCGTACCCGCTGCTGCAACGGTGGACGCAGTTACCTTGCCGGAAATTGCCATTACTTACCCTCCATAGTATGCCTAAGTAGCTTCAGCTCTTCGAATACTGCGTCATGCGTCTCTCGCAATAGTGCTTCGCTCTGCCTACTCTGGATCTCCTGCCCGACCAGAATCACGGACAGCAGCACCAACTGTAGGAACGAGGTGGAAACCCACTGGACGAAGTGCGCGACGCTATCCAGGTTGCTTGGCAGCGAAGTCAGCGTGAGCAGCGCGAAGGCGTAGGCGCAATACATGCTGCCCACAACGCGCGTCACCCTCAGCCCTAGCCATTCGTTGAAGCGCCCCATTAGTGATGCACCAGCGCAGTTGCGACGGCTACGCCCGAAGCTATGGCCGTGATCGGGATTCCGTAGCGCCACCGTTCCACGGCACGCAGACGCGTCTCATGGTCATCGAGAGTCTTAGCGTCATCGCTGCGGGACTGAGCCAGCGAGCGAACATCATCACGCATGCCTACGATTTCGTCGTAGATCTCGCGCCCGGTAATGGTCACGTTGCCGAAATCGTCTGCCACTAGTGGACCTTAGCTAGTAGAGCCTTCACCTCAGCCTCAAGGGCCGAAATACGCTGCTCAATGGTTAGAGAGCGGTTCGAAGGCGTGTCGTATGCGGGATACCCGTAGCCGTACACATACGGGTTGGTGCGGGTGTAGGTGTCACGATGCACGCTGTTGCCGATACCGGCAGGCGCGTTGCCATCGTTGGCGTTGCCGGAAATCACGGTCACATGAGTGTCAGTGAACGACTCGACAACGCCTGTGTGCTCGCTGCCACCAGGGCCGAAGAACACCTGAGCACCTACCTGGGGCTTCCATCCCCAGCGGTTGTGCTGCTGCCACCACGCGACAGCATCGGAGCAAGACGCAGTGCACGGGAACTTTGAGGACATGCCAGCCTTCAGGGCCAGCCACGATACGAAGATTGCGCACCATGACTGGCCCTGGTACTGCCGAAGGCTAGGCAGATCGTTGACGTACTTTTCAACGTTGTCCCAGTTCCCGTGAGCGTCACGGCCTTCGTGGTAGCCAAGCTGACCAACTGCGAGGCCGACGACGTCAGCGGGAACGGCCATTACTTCACCTTCGCCTGTAGAGCCTTCACAGCAACCTCAAGGGCACTCACGCGCTGCTCAAGCGACAGCGGAGCGGGTGCAGGGGCAGGCTTAGGGGCAGGCGCCGGAATCGGCTTGCCGACCAGCACCTGACACCACTCGCGCAGCGCCGTCGCATCCTTGAAGTTCGCCACGTTGTGGTCAATGCCACCGGCCCACGAATACTGGTGGAACACCCATGCGTGCTTGATGTTCGGCTTGCCCGCAGAGTTGTTGGGGTCAGCGATCCAAAGGCCATCCATCGGACCGCCGTTGTTGCTGTCCCGGTTCTTCCAAAAGTCGGTGTTGCAGTAAAGCACCACCTTGTGACCCGGCGCCTTAGCCTTCACGCGAGCCATGAACGCATCGCGCTGACTCTGCGAAACGCTCGAAGCCTCCCAGTCAAAGGCCAGGATGTCATTACCGTGAAGCTGCACCTTGCTCAGGAAGTAGTCGGCTTCCGCCGCTCCCCCGCTGGTGCCGAAGTGGTAGTGACCCACAACCAGGCCAGCGGCGCGAGCGTGCGCAACCTGCCCGGCATAGCGCGGGTTCACGTAGGACGTGCCCTCAGTGGCCTTGACGAAGGCGAAGGCAAGTCCCTTGGTATCGAATGCGACAGGCTGATATCCGGAAACGTCTACGCCGAGAACGGCCATGATTGATCCCCTAGGTCGGCAGACCACATACCAAAATTGGTAGGTGGTTACTTGAAGGTGGGCGGGTTGGTCGAAAGGTCGCCGTTGTAGAAGGTGTCAGTCTCGTCGTTGCGAGAGACCTGAATCGTGATGGGTCCCATTGCGGACGCCCAAGCAAAGTTCTTCAGCGTCTCGGCCAGCGCTAGAACCGTGGCGTCATCCGCCCCCCCGCCAGAGGAGAGACTGAAGTAGCCGAACTGCCCGTTAATGTTGTCCTGAAGCGTGAGGCTGTAGCTAGTGTTCGTGCTCGTCTGCGACATTACGCGTGCCTCCAGCATGCGAAGAGAGAGGAAGTAAGGTCAGCGTCAACCTTCGTGGCCAGACCGGCGCCGGAGCTTTGCCAGCCTTGAACTTCTAGGTAGTCGCCAACGTTCAGGTACACCACACGCGTTGTCGTGGGTACCGATGTGTCAGTTGTGCTAGCCGCCGTGGACATCATTACGGCGGATCCCTGAACTACGGTGCCATTGACCGCAAGTCGTGCACCACGCGTACCGGTGCCGTTCTGAAGCCATGTCACGGACCCGCTAACCTCGTACCAACCGGCTATCTGTGCGGTATAGCGTGATGTGTTGGTGGTGGTTGAGTGTCCGCCGTAGTCGTCAATGAGTTCGGTGTCCAGCGTGATTGTTGCCCAAACGCTGGTAGTCAGGTTGTTCTGTGCGACAGTCTGAATGCCCTGAAATGTAGGCGGAGCCTGGAAGAATGCACTTGCGTCGCGCACCTGCGCATTCCACAGCGCGGACGATATCGTGCCACCTGTAACCGCTGTGAACGAAGTAGGCGGACCTAGAACCACAGGGAATCCCCCTTCTAGTAGGCGAATACCGCCTGATCGAACTGGGGCAGCGTGTCAGAGAACTGCCCATACGGAGTGGGGTCAATGGGACTGCACTGCAACGTGCACCAGGCCTCGCCCTTGTCATCCATGTCCCACTGAATCTGCTCAACAAAGCAGTCAACAGTGACTTCCGGGGCACCAAACGGACGTCGGTTGATACGCACGCGCGTGCCCAGCTCCAGACCGAGCAGCACGGGCCATAGCGACGTGTTCGCGCTGGGATGGAACTTCACTGCCTGCACGCGGGTCAGCGGCTGGCTGTACCGCGAGACGAGGTAGTTCGCGGAATCCTGGCACTCACCAACGTTGGTGCTGTTGTTGTCCCGCGTCATGGTGCGAGTGAAGTAACTTTCAATACTGGCATTGTTCTGCCCGACGAACGTTGTGCCAGTCGACTTCTGCGTCACCGTGACCACGTTGGACAGGTGGGTACTGTCAAAGTCAAGCTGAAGCTCTTCGTAGGGGTACTCCCCCGGTCCGTCGCCGAACGTGTAGACCGGCGTAAGGGAGTTGTACCGAATTCCGCGCGACTGGAACGTAATTGATCCGTCCGCACCTACGAAGTGATTCCCGTTCTCTGTGGTCACCACATCGTTCAGCGCACTCAGCGCGTCGGTTCCCACGATGTTGGTAGCCGGGCCCACAGACGTGGTCAGACCGATACCGATGTTCGAGGCACCAGCGAACCCGGCGTAGCGCAGGATGCGCCCGTAACGAGCGTCTGACGACTCGCCAGTACAAGCGGTCTTCCATGCGAAGTAGAGCTGTGACATCTGCGCTGTGGTCAACGCCTGCGGGAACTCAGTCGCGTACGCGAGATCTCCGTAGAATGTCATCACGGCCGTGCGGGTGGATGCTGTCCAGAAAGCCCCGAGCACGTCCCACCATCCACCCAGTGAAAGGACGTTGATCGTGCCAGTGGCCACAACGGCGCCATCGAGCACGAGCGTTGCCGTGGTGCCGCTGACAGCGACGCTGACAAGGTGCCAGTTCTGATCAGTCACGACGACGTTCGAGTTGAGAACGATGGTCGCAGTCTGACCAATGGTGTTGAAGCTAGCGCGCAGCTTTCCGTCAGAACCACCGATGTACAGCGCCACACCGGCCGTAAGCCACGCCGAAGGGCTATTAGGCGTGTTCGTGTAGAACGAATGCCAGATGTACGCGCCGTCAGTCGGAATGGAACCACCGGCATAGCGGAAGGCAATCATTCGCGTAAAGCCGTTGCCACTGTCGACCGGGCCCTTAATTCCAGCGCTGTTCAGGTCGACCATTGCGGCGGGGCTACTGGCATTGACGCCGGACGCTCCGGGTCGCATGGACACAACCGTCTCGCTGCTGCCGATGTAGCCACCAGTGGAACTCACGGAAGTCTGAGCATTTCCGAAGGTGGTGTTGCCGTTTCCACCCTTGGCATAGGTGATGCCCGCACCCTTGTTGGCACCGGTGGAGTCAGCGGCGGACGATGCTCCGGCAGCATCGCTCAGCGTGTACACGAAGCGTGGCGAGTAGCTTTCGACTTCTTCGGCGAACACCTCCCCTAGCTTCACCTGAGAGAGCAGCGCGAAGGCGTCGACACCAGTGGGCGACACCTGACCGTATGTGCCGCCCTCAAGCCATTGAGTGGGCCAACGTTCCGTGTATCCGGTGAATAGCGGGTACCACGTTCCCGGCGCTGTCCAGGTGCTTGGGCTACCGGCCGCTTCCACCTGCCACGCGTCAACCTCCACCGTGCAGGTAGCGGCTACCGTGGCACCCGTGCTGAAGCCAACGCTCATGCCATATACGCTGGTTGGCGCAGTCACGGTCAGAGCAATGCGCGTCCACGTGTTCGCGGTAGAGCTGCCGGTGAGCGTCGTAGGCGTGCCGTAGTTCCACGTGACCGGAGTTGCGCCTAGCGTCGACCCGTAAAAGGCAATCATCGACTGAACGCTGATCGATGTGGAATCCGTGATGTTCCGCACCAGTAGCTGAACGGTGTAGGTCTGTCCGGGCCGGACAGCCACCCTGTCCGTGTAGCAAACGCGCGTGGCGCTGAGAATGCCCGAAGGTACGTTGAAGCGAAAGGTGTTGGTTCCCTGCCACGCAGTCAGCGGGGATACCGGCTGAGCAATCACGCCGCCCGTGCTGTCCGCCGTCGACTTCACACCGACCGACGCCGGAATGGCTCCAGCGGTGTAACCCTCCCCGCCGGTGGCAATGACGTAGTCGAGTAGGTTTTGAGTAGGTGGCCACTGTGCACGCCGTTGGTACGGCTGATACGGCAGGATGTGCCCGGCATACGGGCCGCCGGTGTTCGTGGGGTCTAGGGCGCCATCAGGGCTTCCTAGGGTGGCCTGGTACTCCCCCGCCTGCGCCGTGTCTAGTTCGTACTGCTTACCACGCTTCGCGCTGACACTCGTCAGGTTCCGGTCGACCAGATTCACCCAGCGGTCCGGAGGAACAGCAGCACCCGCAGCAGTCCACAGCGGGCCCCAACGCTCTGCGATTACGGGATAGTTGGGGTTCACGGTCATTGCTTGCCCTCCCAGAGTGGGGACCACATACCAATTTCGGTAGGTGGTCCCCCACCCTTAGCGCTTCGCCTGCGCGTACGTCACGGAGTTGCGTCCGCCGTAGCGCTGCATTTCCTGTATGACAACGTCCCGAAGGTCACGATCGCTGCGGACAGAACCGTGTACCTCGATGTGCACGTTGTGCTGAACAACCGCCCCGCCTGCGGCACTGCCACTCAGCGCGGGAATGTCGGAACCACGGACCACGGCGTCAGCCATGCGGCTAGCAGCGTTCCGCACGTCGTTGTTGCCAGCGTCGATGCCGTTGACCAGACCGGACGTCACGAACTGCCCAATCTCATGGAACAGGCGCGAAGGCGAGTGAATACCCAGCGCCTTCTTAATCTGCGTTTCCATGGACTTCGCAATACGCAGCATCTGCTTATCAATGGCCTTTTCCTGGGACTGAAGCCCCTTGATAAGACCCTTGGCAGCGTTAATGCCCGTTCCGTACATCGAGTCAGCGACAGCACCACCAACACTATTGGCGGCATTCTTCATTTGACCCTGCATACCGTTCAGTTGCTTCAGCTGATCGCTGTTAGCCGACATGAGCGCCTGCGCCGTAGTACCACCCTGGTCAACGCCTGCGGCTGCAATCTGGTTGATCAGGTCAGCGGAAAGGCCGCGCTTCTGCAACGCATGCAGTTCATCCGCGAAGTGCATTGCGGCGGACACCTGATCCTGCATGTTCGCCACGACGTCGCCAGCGGTGAGCGCTGCGCCACTGGTCGACTGCTGCATGACCACGCTGGCGCCCTGCATGATGTTCGAAGCTACGCTGTCGCGTTCCTTCGTCCAGTCCTTCTGAAGGGTGGCTAGTTGCTTCTGTGCATCCTTGAGCTTCGCAGCAATGGTGAGCCGCTTGTTCGCCATCCTTTCGAGCTGGGTGCCCTCTCGGGAAACCGACTTCTCAAGGCGCGAAATGGCGGCTTCGTGCTGCCGGATCCATCCGTTGTAGCCACGCGCGGACTTCGTCCCTAGCATGTCCTGAAGACGGTTCTTCGCCGAGATCAGCTCAGACTCAGTCTTCTTAACGGCGCTCTTCACCTTCGGGAGCGAACCCGTCATGCCATCGACTAGACCCTGATTCACCCACAGGCCAAGCTGCCGGAACACCTTCGAAGGCGAAGCAATGCCCAGCGTGGAACTGAACGAGTCGACCAGACCGTTAGCCGTGTCCGCCATTGCAGCGTGCGCGGCAGGCGCGTTGGCCGTGATGCCTTCGGCGAGACCTAGCGGGATCCACTTACCGACTTCGTCACGGAAGACGCGAGACGGGCTCTTGATACCGAGAATCGACATCGCTGCATGCTTCAGACCAGAACCGACGCTCTTCACTGCGTCCCATGCGGCACTCGCCATGTTCTTGACGCCATTGATCAGACCCTGGATTAGGTCCTTTCCGGCACTGTAGAGCATGGAACCGAAGTTGCTGACGGAACTCTTGATCGTGTTGACGATATCGCTGAACGCCTGCGATAGAAGGTGCTTGATATCCGACCACGCCTTAGACCAGTGGCCCGTTAGCGCATCGATCAGGACACCGAAGATGTTCAGCACGAAGTGATAGCCGGTAGTCACGGCACCGGAAATCAGCGCCCACGCGGTCTTCACTACGCCGGAAATGATGTCCCATCCGACCCGGAAAACGGTCGTCAGGGCAGTGATTCCGACCTTTAGGAAGTCCCAGACGACCCCGGCGGCTAGCTGCACTTCCTTCCAGAGCAGTTGCCACACCTGCGAAAGCTCAGTGGCGTGACCCTTCCACCAGCCCTGAAAATCCTTCATTCGGGCGTCGAGCCACTTGATCACGTTGTCGTTGAACCACTTCGCGACAGCGTGAATGGCGGTCATCGTGGCCGACCAGACGGCATTCACGGCGCTCATTGCCAGCCGCCATGTCGCCTTGAAGAAGTTCGCCACACCGGGGATGTCAGTCTTGATCCACCCCCACACTTGCTTCCAGTGCGTAATGAGCATCACCAGACCGGCAACCAGCGCCATGACGCCAACGACAATCCAGGTGACCGGGTTGGCGAGAATCGCCGCTGTGAAGTTCCACGCGGCTACGGCAGCAGCGGCTAGGCCAATAGTCAGGATGCCGCCAATAGCGGCCCCCAGGGCTATCACGGCCGTCCGGTGGCTGGTTATCAGCGTGGCCCCTTGCGAAAGCCACCCAATGAACTTCGTTGCGTACGGCAGAAGCACCGTGCCAATCTTGATGGCCAGCGCCTGGAAGCCTGCCTGTAGTTCCTTCACTCGCTGGTTGAAGCTCTGTGAAGTGCTCTGCCATGCGTTGCCGAACCCGTTAGCACCCTTGGCAAGCTCGGGGTACTTCGAGTTCACACGGTCAAGCTGACCGAGCAGAACGGCCAGACCGGAACCGGCTTTCTTGCCGAAGATTTGGGTGATCACTGCACCCTGCGTCTTGGCCGTGATACCGGTCTTGCGCATGTGCTCCATAAGGTCATTCAGGGCTAGCTTCAATCCGCCCTTCTGCATGTCCTTCTGAAGGCTCGTCATGCTGAAGCCCATACCGGCCAACGCCTTTTTACCTGCGGCGGCAGGAACGGCCAGCGCCTGAACGGCCATGCGCAGATCGGTTGCAGCAGCCGCACCACGGATGTTGTTATCGCCGAAGGTGGCCAGCGCTGCGCCCACGTCGCTAAGTGAAAGGCCGTATCCCTTGACCACGGCCAGAACACCGGTACCTAGCGCGTCGGCTAGATCCTGCATTTCCATATCACCGGAACCGACGATGGCGTTAAGCGCACCCATGGCCTGTGACAGGTTCTGCACGCCGGGAATGCCGGACGCTACAGCAGCGTCTAGGGCGTTCGTCACGTCCACTAGATCGGCATGACCCACGGCTGCACCTTCGGCCGAGACCTTGAGTAGATCCATGGCGCGCGGGCCGGTAATGCCAACTGAGGCAAACGACGACTCAATGTGATACAGCGCCTGCGCTAGCGAGTCGGGCGCGAAGCCGACCTGTCCGGCGAGATTCAGCACACCGGTACTCAGCCCGGATATCTTGTCCTTACTGACGCCAGCCTGCGTGTTGAGGGAAAGCATGGACGACTGAAAGTCAGCGGCCATCTTGACGGACTTCACGGCAGCTACGCCAGCGGCTACGCCAATACCCAAGAGCGCCGCCTTAGAAACGGCGCCCATCTTGGCCATACTTCCGCCGCCCTCTTTATCGACGGAAGCTAGCTCAGCCTTGACGCCACGGGCCGTGGCCATAAAGCCCGTAGACTTACCGAGGAATTCGATGAACACCGGAGGCAGCGCACTCACGGTTCTACCTCCCTAGCACGTACCAAAATTGGTAGGTGGTCACGACTTGTTTACCGCTGTCCCCCATGCGGACTCGAAGATGGTCCGCAACTTTGGTGCGGCCTTGTCGACGCCGGGCTTGAAGTACGGGTACTTCCCTTCGACGGTGCCCTTGTAACGGTTCTGGAAGCCACCGTCACCACCGGCCATGACCACTTGCGAGTAGGCGCCTTCGCCTTCGAGTCTGGGTAGTCGGCTCTTCCGAATCGACCGGTACAGACTGCCGGTCAACTGACCCGGTCCCCCGCTTCGCTGTACGCGGTGAGGGCTTCGGTTCAGGTTCACGCCCATCTGACCAGTGACCTTGTCACGGCCCTTTCGGTCCCAGCGGGGTGCGCCGCGCATGCCGCCCTTGATTCGCGTTCGGGTGTAGCTGGTTGCCTTGCCCAGCGCCGTACGCGTACCTACGTTGGTGGCACTCATCTTGCGCTCTAGTTTGCCGATGGCTTCAGGGATTCCCTTGATGACAAAGCCCATTGAGTCTTCAGCCATTGGCACGCTCCTCAACAATCTTTCGGGCTTTCTCTACGGCGTCATCGGTTGCCAGTAGCCAATCAAGGGTTACGGCGGACTCCCCATCGAGTTCGGAGGGGCGACAATGCAGCAGCGTGCACAGTCGCCATATCCGGTATTCCTCGCTGGGGAGTTCATCCGCCGTGTAGGTGCTCCCACCCTTGTGGGAAAGAGCCTCCGTTAGGCGACGGAGGCTACGGTAGGGGACGCCGGATCCTTGTCCGGCTCGAAGTCCGGCGCAAGCTGCGCGAGATACGGAGCAGTCACAGCGCGAAGGGCGTCAAGGTCACGGCCCGGGAGATCCTGGACGTTGTCCACGGTCACGGGGAACCCGTACGACCAACCGGCCACCAGGGCAACAACAAGCGCGTCGTTCAGCTCTTCGAGCAGATCGAAGGCCTCGCCCATACCCGCAGCAATGGTCAGTTGCTGCTCGGGGGTAAGCTCCTCCCCCTCCTTCTGAGCCTTAGCCTCCTCAACTGCGTGCACGAAGTCCGGCAGACCGGCTAGCTTCGTCTGAATTCGCTTGATCGGGCGCCGGTTCCGCTCAGTGACATCAGCGACGTCACGAAGGTCAGCGGTAGCGCCGGAGGGAAGGGCAAGATGCTGCATTAGTTGTACGTCCCGGAAGTCACGGCATTCTGAACGGTCACCTTGATGGGGCTGTAACCGCCGGAAGTACCTACGTCAGTGATGTTCGCAATGGCAGTGAACGTGATCGGAATTTCGACGTAATCCTTGCCACGCGTGATGTCCGCAGCGCTGATCGCGCACTTAGACATGTGCAGCTTGAGCTGAACGGCCGCCGCACCAGTACCAGCGCTGAAGTTGAATTCGATCGAAGGCTTCGCGTTGGTGAGGTAGTTGGTTAGCTGCGTGTCGTCTTCCATGATCAGGGTGGCCTTACCGTCCACCTGAACGGGACCGGCCCAAATCGTGTGAGGCGCCTGCGAACCGTCAACGGTGTTCAGAACCGTCACCGTGCGCTTGATGGTGACCTCACCATCCATAACGTTGGTGTTGGCGACACCGCCAATCGTCGCGGCACCCTGCCAGCCAACCAGCGGCGGGATAGTGCTGAACGACGTGGTCGGCGCAGCAACCGGGGCGCTACCGAAGGTGGTCGTCTTCGAGCTGTGTGTCAGAAGACCGTCATCAGTGAACTTGAAGCCCACCTCAGAGAACATCGCTCCCGCGTACTGGCGGTTTCCGGCAACATAGTTGTCATTGAGCGTGTAGCTTCGCGGCTGGCCGTTGCCAGTGTTCAGTACGCTGAAGTTGTGCGTAAAGGGAGCACTCGCGCCCGTGGTGGTCACGTCGCCCAGAACACCAGCGAGCATGTAGCCGATCGTGTCCGGGAAGACGTCACCATCAAAATCGACCGTCGCCGAGAGAGTACCGGCAATTTCGTCATAGACGTCAACGAAAGAGCCCCTGTATCCCTTGTCCTGTAGAAGGGTCAGGTTGTCCTTCGGGGTGATCTGCGTGACCGGAATGAACGCAGTCGACGCAACCCCAGTACCAGGGGTGACTTCCTTCGCAATACCGAGAAACGATAGCTGTGTTGCCTTCGGCATTAGACACCAACTTCCGGAGAATCAGCGGGCGCCGAATCGGCAACCGGCGCGGGAACAGGAACCGGCGCAGGTGCAACCGGGGCAGGCGCCGGAGCGCCATCAGTGGAGACGAAACGGCCGTCCCCGGGATCGTGGTCAAGCGTCACGCTGTCGCCCGGCTGCACCAGTAGCGAGAGGGACGGGTAGTAGCGCTCATCTGCGCCGGTGTACTTGAAGGCAGGCATTAGATCCTCGTAACGCACTCGATTTCGACAGTGACCGTTGCCCGCTTACCGCCGTGGTCGGTGTCCCACTCGACTTCTTCGGTGTCGCTGACGGGCTTGGACTTGATGACATGGCCGCCCAGGGTCAAGTCACTGCGGACAATGGCAATCACGCCGTTGGCTAGGTCCATGGCGCGCTGATAGGCAACCTGGCCAATGTCAGCAGCGCGGAAGACGTCGATGACGATTTCTACGGTGTAGTTCTCGTCAAGCCAGCCAGCGCCACCCCCGCCGATCATCCCGGCCACTTCGAGCTGACGCCGGACACGGCCAATGGCAACAATGTCGTCAGGTTCATTCGGGCCAGGCTGGTCAAAGCAGACGAGCAGCGAAGCACGGGTGTTCACCGGATCCGGCGCGAGCCCCGCCGTGCACTGGTCGTAGAGCCACTGGCGGACGGCTGGCGCTGTGCTGGACGGAATGGTCATGCGATCCCCGGTCCCCGGTAGAGCGGTTGCCACAGCTCAAGCACGCGGGACGGAATGGCAAAGCCCGTGGGAACCACGGCCTCTCCCCCGTCATAGGCGCCAGAGTTGAACTTCGGGCGTCCGCCACCCTGTTGCGTCATCTGCCAGAGATGCCGGATCAGCTCCAGCACACCTAGGCGCACGGTCCAGGGAACTCCCCCAGCGCGACCGGCGGTGTACACAACCTTGATGTTCTTGCTGCCGAAGGCGAACTGAGCGGACTCACCACCGAAGGTGCGGCGCGTGATCTCGCCCGTTGTGTAGTCCACGGTGTAGGCGAATGCGCTGAACTGCTGTCCTAGCTGCTGCTCGGTCAGTGGGAAGGCTGAAAGCCCGTAGTACTCCGTGATGGACAGCATCGTTTGAACCGGCACGAAGTCCGGCACGATCTTTGGCTTGCCACCGTCGTAGAACTCAGTGTGCGTTTCCGGGAGGAACGGCCCGCAGTGATTACGAGCAAGCTCCGCCGCAGCAAGGATGAACCCTTGAAGCTCATCGTCTTGCCGGTTGTCGGTCGACGGGATGTTCAGGTGCGCCTTCACGCTGGGGAGGTCTACTAGCTGTTCGACACCCAGCGGACGCACCTGGAACTGAGTCTCAGATGTCCAGTTGACCCCGGTTCCCGTCGCTGTCCATCGGACCAGCCACACACCGGCGACGCTAGCGGAGCTGACAACGGCCGTGTACGCCCCGCTGACGGGCCCGGAGACTGCCGGGGTACTGGTCGACCCGGTTGGGTCTGTCACGGTCACAGAGACGCTTACAGCGCCACTGACGGGGTTGCCGCTGTCGTCCAGCGGGTTAGCCGTAAGCGCTACGTCCTGTCCCGCGAAGTAGATCAGCGGCATTGCTCCCCCTACTCCGCAGGCCTAGCAGTGCGCTTCGGCTTGTTGGCCAGCGCATCAGTTGCGGACTCGACAGCCTCAGTGAGTAGTTCGCGGGTCCGGTCGCTGAGCTTCTCAGCGTCGACCTTGTTCATTTCATCGAGCGCCCACTGAAGCTCACTGCGCACAGTCGCTTCGCGAGCCTTATCCTTGTACGCCTGCGCGAAGCCAAGCTCATCAACCAGGCCGTTCGCGTAGTTGATCGGGTTCATCTGGTTCCTTTCGTCGTCATGAGAAACGGCCGGGGCCACATACCGAAATTGGTAGGTGACCCCGACCGTTACGGGCTCAATTAGAAGGTGGGCGGAACCAGACCGGCACCGGAAATCACGGAAAGCGACTTCGGGTAGCGGGCAGGCTGGAACGACATGTAGTTGTACAGCCGCACGAAAACCGATAGCTGGTTAGCGTACGTCTGAGGGAAGGCTTCAGCCTTGACGTTGCCCTCCCACGCCATCAGGTCAGCGAACCGGCCAACAATGATGGTGTCCTGGTTGGTACCAGCACCACCGTTGGTCGGGATCAGCGCGTCAACGTAGACCGGCAGACCCTGAATGGTGCCGACGTAGCCCTGAGACTGAACCCCCGCCTGCTCAGCAACACCGTTGAACTGAGGCTGACCGTTCGGGACAATCAGCGGACGGTTCGAGGCGTCGACAGACGCGAGCAGAGCAGCCCACCGGCGCGGGTGCATGATGATGCGGTCCGGCGGCAGGAATCGGTTCGTGTGAACCTGCTGAATGGCGTTCGCAATCGCCTTGTACAGCGAAGGAACGTCGGTCGCCGAGACGGTAACCGCATTGGTGCCGGACAGCGTCAGAAGACCAGTCGGGTTACCACCGGTGCCCGACCCGGACAGGATCAGGGTGTCGTACTGCACGGCATACGCGGCAGCAAGGTCAGCCAGAACCACGTCATCGACGTTAAGCGGACTCTGCTCGATGAGCTGAAGCGAAACGGTCTGGCCACCAGCAATGGTGGTCACAGCGGAGCTAACCGACGTGGTCGTAAGGTCCTGCTGAGTAACCGCAGTGTTCTGCGTACCCTGAACGCCAACGGCCGTACCGGTGTTGACCTTCGGAATGTTAAGCGAATCGGTACCGGCGGGAAGCGGCTGCGTCGGAACGAGGTTCGCGGTGATGCGACCCGGACGCGCAAGCTTAATGAACTCCTGCTCCAGCCAGACCGGCGGCACAAACTCACCACCGGCACCGTTCGTGGTACTGATGGCACGCTCTTCCAGCGCACGACCCTTGTTGTTCCGGACGAGCCGATCCATAGCCGCAGTGTCGCCGTTCTGGCGAGAGTTCCACATGTCGCGGAAGTACGACTGACCGCCCAGACCGGAACGGTAAATCTCAGGTTCCTTGACCGACTGAACGCCAGCCTTCGGCGCATAGCGCTTCGCCATGTCCGCAGCAGCCTCGTCAGCGCGAACCTGCGCGTCAAGCTCCGCGATCCGCTCGTCAAGCGACCGAATCTCAGCCTCACCGGCGTCAAACTTGACCTTGTCGTCCTCACCCAGCGAACGAGCCTCAGAAGCCTTCGCGGCCTCAAGCATCGCGTCAAGGGTGGCACGCTCAGCCGAACGCTTCGCGACAAGATCGGAAATTAGAGCACGCTTATCCACGTGAAATCCCTTCGGGAATGGAAACGGTTGCGCACGTACCAAAATTGGTAGGTGGCCTATAGGTGCAGGGCGCGCAACCGCGCCTCATACAGCGAAAGGTCTTCGCTGCGGGGTTCCGGCGCACTCGGCCGGGCAGAAACCATGTCTTCAAGCTCCGGGATGGAGCGCAACAGGGCTTCAAGCTGATCCCGGGTCATGCCACCGGAAGTCAGCGCGCTGCGGAGCGTGGTAAGTCCGCTGGTGTGCGGGTTAGCCCCGTAGTTGACAATCGAGACATCGCCCTTGTTCAGGTCGACTTCGGTAATGTCTCGCTGCGTCCAGTCGGGCGACCATTCCTGATGAGTCACGCGGAACGCGAAGCTCATTTCGTCAAGGTCGCCACGATCCATGGCACTGCGGATATCGCGAACCTGCCCGTTTGCCGGGTCTAGGTCCGCCTCCACGTGCAGACCGCGCGAATCTTCGGCAAGCCGCATCGTGCCGGACTTAGTCCGGGCAAGCGTCATGCCGTTGTGGTTCAACTTGAAGGGGACGTCTGCCCCTTCGGCCAGCGTGCGAGCGAAAGCGCCAGTCCGGACGACTTCGGAGTAGTCGCCTAGGAAGTCCTGCATTTCGTACGGGGTTTCCGTCACGCTGGCATAGCCAGTGAAACGCAGCGTAGAACCGCCGGACCCGTTGTCGACTTCGCGTAGGTCCATGCCCTCAAAGGGGCGACTGCGGTTTTCCCGGATCGGGATGTGATTGCGGCTAGAGAAGTCCGTCACAGGACAGCCCCCAATGCGTCAGCCTTCGGCGCCGTAGGAGAGGCCTCGCTATCCTTCATAGGCTTCACGTTGCTGTTCAGCGGCGCTGCGATATCGTCGCCACCGTCCACAGGGCCGAAGTTCTCAAGTGCCCTGATCTCGTTCTGAGTCAGGATGCCTGCGGAACGAGCAGCGGAGTACACCGCGTACCGGCCCGCCGTATCGGTGCGCAGCAGCGCGTCAGCATTGAAGCGGGCGGACTGTGGGCGCGGAAGCATTGCCGACCACGCGTCTTCGAACCGGCCTAGCCAAGAGGACAGCGTGTAGGCCAGGAAGCCTAGGCCTTGCTGCTCGATACCGGTTCCCCAACTGGTGGTCTTATCGATCTGACCAAGCATGTGAGGCGGGATACCGAAAATCATGGCTATATCAAGGTTCTGCGCAGCACGAGTGCCCAAGAACTGGGCATCCTCCGGGCTGACGCTGATCGGCTTCCACTTCGCGCCGCCGGAGAGAACACCAACCGTGTGGGAGTTCTTCAGGCCAGCGTGCGAGGCAGAAAAGTTCTCCTTGATCTGCCGGGCGCGTTCGCGGTCTAGGTCAGCTTCGATCTCAACCACGCCAGTCATGTGCGCGCCCTCGCCAAAAAAGCGAGCGCCGAACTCCTCAGCGGCTAGACCCAGACCAATGGACTGTCGGGCGTAGCTGATAACGCTCATGCCGGTCGGTGCTTCGGGATAGGCCATGCCCATGATGTGAATCACGTCATTGGCGTCCACCGGCTGGCGCTCAATCTTGTACTTCCGCTGACCGAACGCGTCGAACTCGACTTGAACACGATCGGGGTGCAGCACACGCAAGCGGGAGGGTCTGCCGTAGGCGTCACGAGCCAGCACAAGGCAGTAGGCGTTGCCGCGAAGGAGCAAGCTCACCATCATCATGCCGAAGCCCTGTCGCCGTGTAGGCAGCGCGCTGGACGTCGCCCCACCAAACGGGTCAGTGATGATGGCAGGCGGAGGCTCAATCGTTTGCCGGATCTCCCCCTTCGCCTTCACGGCGTCGAATGGCAGACCTGACACGGCATCGCTCAACAGTCGGACGCAGGCAGCTACAGCTAGAAGCTGCATTGCCGTCTCGTCGGTCACGGGGACACCAGACGCTGTATATGCAGCTAGGCTCCCGTTGCTGGGAATTACCCACGGATCACCTCCGCCCGACGGGGCATAAAAGCGCTTCTCAACACGCGTGAAGACTCCCATTACTCGTCAACCGCCCAACCGACGAAGACGAGCAGCACACCCAGCGCAGCAAGACCGGCCGTAGCGTTCCAGCGCCATGCAGCGTCCACCAGGACACAGGCGCCGATCAGACCAAGCACGTTGGCAGCAGACGAGCGGCTTAGCTTCGCGCCTAGCTTTTTCATGGGAAACCCCCTTAAAGGTCAGCCCACGAAAAGAACTGGGGCACGGGTACGGGTTCGGGTTCCTGGCAAGCACGCTCCAGCGCCATCACGGCGGAAACGGCAAGGTCGATTTTTCGGGGACTTCCCTTGGCATCCTTGGACAGGCGCGAGCCGCGCGAATCGGTCCGCAGCACGCAGTTAGCAAGGTGGCGCGCTAGGCGCGGGTCACCTGATTGCGTCAGCGTCTTGTTCAACACGGCTTCGTAGTAGCGCTGCGTTGCAGGAACCATGCGCGCAGGCGACTGCGGGAATTCCACGATCGGAAGCCCTTCGGACTCCAAGATCTGATAGGTGCGCGCCCAGCGGAACGGGTCACAGACGATTTCGCGGACTTGCCACTTGCGGCACGCCTTCCTGATCTCATCCTCAACATCGAAAATGGGGACCGACCAGTCTTGCGCGGCATCCGTAGGCTTTTCCCACGCTGCAACGACGTCAATGTGCGGCTTCTCATCCTCACCCTGCGGGCAGGTGACCACCACAAGCGCCGTGCTGTCGTTGTTGAACGAGCCATCGAAGCCCAAGACCACTTCAGTACCCGGCTCGATGTCCTCTCCCCCGGCGCACTCATCCCATGCACCAGCGGGAAGCCACGCCTGAGCGGTACTCACCCATTGGTTCAGTCGCTTAGTGCGGAACTCAGCTTCAGGGGTGCGCAGAACCGAGGAATGGAAGTCTTCGACCGAGACAATGTCGTCAAGGCCAGGGTTGGCCATGGCCCACGTATCGGGATCCCGGTGGTCGGCATCGTCGGCAACGCCCCACCACTCGAAGTAGAAAGCCGGGTCTTCAATCTCGCCCCGTACGATCTTCTCTCCGTACTGGTACATGCCGTAACACAGGCTGTCGCCACCAGAGCTGTCCGACTTCACGCCAGCCGTGGTGATGCCGACCATCATGGGTTCGACACGAGCGCCGGAAGCCAGCGACATGACGTCCCAGAGTTCACGGGTCGGCTGTGCATGGACTTCGTCGGCAATCGTGAGGTGAGGGTTCAAGCCCTCTTTCGTGAATGCCTCAGCGGAGAGGACCCGGTAGACCGATCCGGTAGCCGGTAGCTCAATGGCGTCGCGATAGACGTTGAAGCTGTTCGCCATCTCCGGCGCCATCTCAATCATCTTCTTCGCAGTGCCGAAGACGATTCGCGCTTGTTCCTTATCCGCAGCGATCGAGTAGACCTCACCACCACGGGGCCCGGACACGAGTCCGAAGATGGCCAGCGCAGCACCTACAGCGCTCTTGCCGTTCTTGCGGGGCATGCCGACCAGCGCCTGACGATGCTTGTACCGTCCGTCAGGGCGCCGGGCGAGCAGTCGCCGGAACAGTTCACGCTGCCACGGCCGGAATTCGAGCAGAGACCCGCTGGAACCGCCTACAGAGTCCTTCGTGATGCGAAGGAAGGATTCAGAGAAGGTGACGAAGTCGTTCCCGTCCCCCCTATCGGCGTCTTCTACCGTGACCGGGGTCAGTAGGTACGGCGTACTCACGCACCCACCCCCCAAAATTGGTATGTGCCTGGCTAGGTAGCGGCTTTCTTGGCTAGGAAGTCTTCGAAGGCATTCCGGGCCTTTACCTCAGCGAGCCCCATGCGGGTTCGGTCGGTAGGCGTAAGCCCCAGCGCGCTGAAGAGCTTCGCTATTTCCGTCTCGATGGTGCTCAGCATGCCGACCAGCGGATTCGGATAGGCGTATGACTTGTCCGTGAAGAGCACTAGATCGGATTGCGCAAGCTGGTCTTTCATCTGCGCACGCCGGTCGACCTTTTCGCAGAGCAGCTCAAGCGTTGGCCGGTCGGTTTCTGCAAGCCACGCGGCACCTGTTAGGATCCGTACGTACAGCTCTGCGCCAGCGGGACCAAGATGCGCAGGAACACTCTCCGTGAGCGGCACAGCGTCATGGACAGTGGCCGGATCAGGCAACGGGCGCGCGCCGGGATTCCCGAGTTTTCGCTTACGCTCCGTAGGAACGGGTGGGCGACCAACATTCGCCACTTTCGCCCCCGATCCCGCATAATTATGCTGTTTCTAAGCCGTTTTGAGGCCAAACCCCCACCCCCTGAATTTCGCAGCGGTGTCTTCAGCCATGGGGGCCGGGTCCCCGGAACGATCTTGCTCGGAGATTGACCCGCCCCCGGCCTCGCATACATATGCAAGATTCGGCCACTGGGCACGCATTTCTATGCAGTGCCAGCAGGAAAGGCCTGGTCAGTAGGTACTACCGAGCGTCACGCTTCCGGGAATTGCAGCCCCTGCACAGCACACGGAGGTTGGCACGGTCATGGGTGCCACCAGCGGCTAGAGGGATGACGTGATCAACCGTGAGATCCTGAGCCCCATGGGCAGGCACTCCCCACCCTGGGCAGTGATCTCCCACGCTGGCCCTGTGCTCTGCCACCACAGCCCTAGCTAGTTCTCTGTACTTACTGGTATAGCCACGGCTACTAGCTGAACCACGCTGCTTATCTCGCTGCGCCTGCCACTCAGCAGCACAGGCATTGCAGCGGGATGGATTGCTGGTTAGTCGCTTACAGCGCAGGCACGGACGCATAGCCATGGCTCACCAACCAGGCGGCAGGACCGGGCTAGGCGTCTCAGGCACAGGCACCGGCACAGGCGCAGGCTCAGGCTGGCAATCGCAATTCGGCAATGCCGTGCCATGAGGACCAGTGCAAGTGGACTGGTGAATCAACCCGCCTAGTTCGCCGGAAATAGCATGTTGGCCGCACGCATATACGGACGTCAGACAATCGTCAGCCGTACCAAGCATGTGCGGAGCAAGGCCATACGCCGTAGCGATGACGTTGTACGACTCAAGCTCAGCGGCAGTAGGACGACGATGCCACATCACCAGCGCATTGGATTCACAAGCGTCGCAGGCAGGCAATTCAGGCCCCAATCAGTCTGGCCAAATCGCCCGGCGCAACGTCACCAGGAATGCGATTCGGGAAAAGCTCAATGCCAGCGCGCCGGTAGCATTCATCGACTAGCTGACTGCAAATCATGTGATGGGTGTTTTCGACAAAACGCTCTAGCGCATCAATGTGCGCGAGCCTGGCAGCGCCGATGGCTGCATAGTCGAGATAGCTGTAAGGAGTGCCGATCAGCGATTCCGCAGCGCTCACAATGGCGCCTCTCTGGGCATCCGTCAGCGGGAAAGAGCTGTAAGCCACGCGGCGTCTGCCGTTCAGGGCTTCACTCAGGAAAACGCGCTTAGCTCCGCCAGGTTCAGCCTGAATGACTTCGCCAGCGCCCACATACACGAAAGCGTGCGTGTAATAGCTGCCAGAACCAATCAGACACTGTCCAGCGGAAACAAGTCTGCCAGTAGTGCCGGATATGCGACACAGGCCAATATCACCCGGCAAAGGGTTCATACGCCCTCCCGGGGACATACCAAAGTTGGTAGGTGGTGCGGGTGGCTGGATTCGAACCAGCGTCTTCCTGGCCCCAAACCAGGCGCCCTAGCCAAACTGGACCACACCCACAAGCGCGAGGCTCGCCTACTACGAGCGTGACCGAAGCCACCCAGGCGGAGTAAGGGTTTCCGCAGGCATCGCCGTCCGCTGAGAGGGACTCGAACCCCCAAGCCCGAAGGCAGCAGGGTCTAAGCCTGCCGTGTATCCCAATTCCACCATCAGCGGGAAGTGCGCCGCCTTGGAATCGAACCAAGCAAGCCGACCGTCGCCAGCACAGGCTTTACAGGCCCGTTTGTCTCCCAGGACTCAGCGCATGAGCTTCGCGACATGGATTCGAACCACAATTTCCGGGGCCAGAACCCGGCGTACTGCCGTTGTACGATCGCGAAATGTGCTGGCACGGCTGGATTCGAACCAGCAACCTGCGGGGTAACAGCCCGCTGCTCTGCCCATTGAGCTACGTGTCATTGAGGGCTACTCGCTGCGCACTTTGCTTGTGACTAGCAAGCCAGGGTGCGCCGGTTTCGCCCAGGGTGCATATCGTCGCGCCAGTCACGGCCCTATTGTCTGCACCAGCGCTCGCGACCGGATTCGAACCGGCGGCCATCCGCTCGACAGGCGGGCGCTCTAACCGCTGAGCTACGCAAGCAAAAGCCCTGGGACTCAACCATGGGAGAGAGCATGGGAGTCAACCAGGGCCGTTCAGGGAGGGTCCTCAGACCGCCGGATCGGGTTGCCTTGATGCGCGGGAACAACCTCCCTACCTATAAGAGAGCGGTTCGAACGCCTAGCAAGAAACTTAGGTTTTGTCAAGGTGTGTAGAAGTGTAGGAAGTGGGGTCGGTTCTGGAATCCCTATAGAAACCCTATGTTGGTTACGGAAGTAGGGTCATCTTCTACACTTCTACATTTTGGCTGGTCAAAGGTGGTGTTCTGAGAGGGTGTCAGCTAGCTAGCTACATCACGCCTACCCGCTGGCATGACGAAGGGCGGCCCCGGAGACTTTCCCGTGACCGCCCGTTTACCTAGCCGTTACGCAGTGAAGTCCGCCTCACGGTCGCCCAGGTACTCCACAAGCTCTTGATCGTCCCCGCCTACGGCCCATGAGACGTCGAGCCGGGCCAACGTGGCTTCCGCTGTCAGCCGACCACGCCCTGAGCGCTTCAGCACCACGCGCAATCCCATGTCGGCAAGCATGCGCCCACGTGACCCCGGATGAGCCTCCCAAGCTACCGCCAGCGTCCTTCCAGTGGGTTCGAGCACCTCTCGTACGTCCGGGTCGTGTGCGGCCTTGAGAGCGGCGTACGCGGCTTCCAGCTCAGCGCTCAGTTCCTCCAGCGAGCCAAGCATCAGCGGTCCGGCGGTAGCCATGCGCTTAGCAAGTCGGCTCGCCTGTTCCTCAGCTTCTGCGATTTGGTCGCTGAGATCGTTGCCGCCTTCGAGCCGTACGACATGCTCAGCGAAGTTGCCGAAGCGTGTCAGGAATTCCTCAGTGACTCGCCCGTCAAGCACCCGCGTATAGATGGACGCGTGACCCATCTTGCAGGAATAGCGCCGTTCGCCGTTCTGGGCTACTCCGCCGTTCAGTCGCCCGCCGCAGACAGCACAGCGCGCCATGCCGTCGCACAGGTTCGCGCCTGCCCTAGGTGCCTTCAGTTCGCCGGTGGACAGCTTGGCCAACCGAGCAGCGATGCGCTTCACCTCAGCGGCACCGATGATGGGGTCAGCGAATTGCACGGGCGTTACGCCATCCTCAGCGACGACTAGTTCGCCATTGTGGTTCCGCTGTCCTCGCAGGGCGGGTGATTTCAGCAGTCGGCGCCATTGTGCTTCTGAGACGTCGACCATTCGCGCCGTACTGGCTACTGAACCGTCGTTGTTCAGCAATTCATCGACAGCAGCCCTGATCTTTTCGGCTTGCTCTTCGTTGATTTCCAGATATGCAGCGCCATCCCGGAAGATGATTCGGTAGCCGTACGGCGGATTCCCGGCGCCCCATCGACCCTGCGCGCGTCGGGTGGCCTGTCCGTCAACGATGCGGGACCGGATCAGTTCCCGTTCCCATTCGGCCAGCGCAGCGAGGACGGTAGCGACCATGCGGCCGGTAGGCGTGGCCGTGTTGATCGTGTTGTCTGTCGTGGCCAGCCGGACCCTGCGCGGTTCGCCCCATGCCACCAGGCGCAGGAACTCAGACACGCTACGTGCGTAACGGTCCAGCTTCCATGCAATGACTATTGTCTCGTCCGCCCCGCCCTGTTCGACGTCCCGCATAAGCTGACCCATGCCCTTACGGGCCTCAAGCGGCTTCGCGCCGGACACGCCAGCGTCTACGTACTCAGTGATCTCAGCGTCAGCGAGCCCGTTTGCGGTCAGCCACGCGTGCGCTGCGTTCCGCTGGGTCTCGATGCTGGCTGAGCTGTCGGTGTCACGGCTGAGTCGCAGGTAGAGCGCCACTCGTGTGCGCCCCGCCGTTCCCGTCGTCGTCTTCATGTACTCAAGGATACGCACGTGACCCCTGACGTGCATAGGTTTGAGCACATAAGGGCTGACGGGGCAGTTGGATCAGCCGTTCCAGCCTTCGGGGCCTGTGACCAGGCCATTCCTCCATGCCACACGGCACATGTACAGCCACATCGACGCTTCGTCCGCTGACTTCCATTCCAGCGGGGCAAAGGTGTTGGGGCCGATGGCCAGCGAGCACCACGCGTCCATGAGGACGTCATAGATGCCCCAGTGCAGCCGACCGGACAGGGGACGTACCGCATATCGCGTGCCACCGGTCAAGGTGATCCGGGCCAGACGGTAGGCGCCCCACAGTCGACGTCCCTCGGTACAGCCTTCGGCGGGGTCTCCGGCGTTAAGGCAGTACGGGCAGGGTGATGCGTCTTCCGGCGTGGTCGGCTGGTAGTGCTCCAGCCACGCCCCCCACGCCATCCACGAAGGGTCTGTGCGGAGCTCTGCGAGCCTCTCAGGGCTAGGTGCGGTCATTCCCCCACCTCCGCCAGGAAAGAGGCGTACAGGGCCACCTGAGCGTTCACGCGACTCACAAGCTGTTCCCATGAGTTCGCGTCCACGGTGGAGATGAGATCTTGCAGGTCTTCCCGATCTTGGAATACCTGCGGGTGTTCCTCGCGTAGCGCAAAGCTGTTCCATGGTGCTGTGGCGTACCAGTGGCTGGGTTCGCTGGCACGCCTACTCTCCGAACGAAACGAACCCCACCCGGTAGGCAGGTGCTTAGTCGCAGGCGCCTGCCCCGGAGTGGGGTTAGGAGCAGCGACATTCTCAGCGCTTATGCGCTGTCCGCTGGCGGTCATCTTCGGTTGTCCTCACTGGGCTTCGCCCGGCCCAATTACCGGGCAGAACCCCAGCGTAACGGCGTGTCAGCTACGTGTCTGTAGGTTCGTCAACCACATAAACCGTGTGTCCTACTTCCACGCTGGCAGCGCCATTCTCCAGAGCAGACGCACCGTCAGCTGCCTGCGTGAGGTTGCGATCATTACCGACGAAGCCCCAGTAACCGCAGTCGTCTCGCAACTCGGCCACCAGGGCTTCACGGGTGTCGGTCTTGCGCATGGGCTTTGTCATGCGCAGAAGGTTACGCGCTACGCAGTCCGTACAGGTCGGGCAATGCTTCCTCGTGCGGCACGTCCTCTTTCGCCTTCACATGCGGCCCCTGGTCCGCCAGCACGGAGCGCGGGCCGACCACCGCTGAGAGAACCGGCGGGCGCGTCGTCGCGCTGAACTTCTGACGGCTGATCAGTTCGCCGGTCCGCTCGAAGTAGACCCGAGCGGCTTGCTTCCACTGGCACAGGTACTCCCCCACTGGTTCGTAGCTGCGGGTTGCCGAGCAGTACTCCCATTGCTGACGCCCCACCTCGTACTGACTGACGGGCCCCTTCGCGCTGATCACGAAGCGTTCAGCCTCAGCCGTCTTCAGGCAGAGTCCCAGGATGCGCCCGTAGGCCATCACCAGCGCTCTGCACTCATGCGCGTTGTAGGCGTACTCACGCACCATGCCGCCCTTATGTCGGGGCAGCTCCCCCCACGTCCACCCACCGGACGGCAGAGCGACCGGCACGCGCATGAACAGATGGACAGTTGGACGGGGCCCAAGATCAGCAAATGTGATCATCGTGTGCAGTTCCCCTCGTAAAAGCACTACCTGTGGAGAAAGAGTAAAGCTGCAACCTTCAACGATGCGCAAACGGATTTCCATACTCCGATTCTGATAGGAAACTCAGAGCTTTTAGTTACACTAAACAACCTTTCCAAGGCAAAAGAAAAGGCCCCCGAAGGGGCCTCTTTCGCTGGACCACCTACCAATTTTGGTAGGTGGTCAGTCTTCCCCGTCGCTCTTGCGCCATGCGGTTACCATGTCGCACAACTGTGCGTGAAGCCAGCGCACTTCGTCTTCCTGCGCACGGATGATGATCTCTCCGCGCACACGGTCCGTCGCGTGAATGTCTACGCTCCGGTCGGCGTACTGCTGAATGTGCCGAACTTCAGTGATGTCCATCTTGATCTGAGCCACCGGCTTAACCCTTTCTTCCTTTTTGAGAACAGTATCAGACATGTCAACAATGGAACGAAGTTTCGTCCACGTGACCACGCTGCGCCCCGGCTTGGAGCCCGGACCCTGCACCACACCAGGCATGCCCGCCAACTCAGCCATGCCGCCCACGTAGGTGACTTCGTCGCCAGCGTCGTACATGCTCCGCGCCCCTCCCCTACCGGGGCCCCGGCTTCCCAGGGCCCCAACCTGCCTACCGTTAGCGCTTGTTCGCCTTCAGCTGTCGGATCACGTCCCGAACCTCAGCAACCGGAATGCTCAGCAGCTCTGCGCAGTCCTTACGCAGTGTCTGACGCGCCAGCATTCGCTTACCCAGCTCACCAGCGAAACCGTTGTGCGGGTGGGGTGCAGGCTTGCGAAGCTCATGCGCCATTTCCCAGGGAAGAACGTGAGTGCCGCTGGAAACCGTAACGGTGTTCTCGGCGTCCATCTTCGCTGCCATCTTCAGACCAAGCTGACGAGCGGCTTCAAGCTCAGGGGTCATGATTTCCTCTCCGTGGAACGCTGCCCAGCACTGAGCGTCAGCCAGCGCCATGCGGGCCGTGTAGTAGCCCTGGGTGCGGAACACGATGCGGTCACCGTTGCGAACCTCCGCGTAGTGCTTGCCGTTCGCCTGCGTCGCCGTGATCTTCATTGTGTCCGCCCCTTCGTTGTTGTTGTGGCTACACCATAGGCACCTACCAAAGTGCTCCGCAACCCACCTACCAAAAAAGCCCCTGCCCGGCGCAGTGCCAGACAGGGGCTCAAGGTCACCGCTTGTGCGCTGCGATGCGGACCCGCTTCGTCACGGTCCAGTAGTGCGGGACAGGCCGGTGACGTGCAACAACGTGGTGCACAACCGTGTGATGGTGGACCACGTGAACGGTGCCATAGGCAGGCGCAGCAGAGCACGCGCTCAGCGCGAAGACAGCGGGGATGGTGAGGGCGAAAGCTTTACGCATACTTGAGACTCCATCGGGCTTCGGGGGTGACGACTCGCGCGACTCGACAGGCGCGAATCAGGGTCCAGCAAGCGGGACACGGAGCACGCGTCACGTACAGCGTGGCCCCCGGCAGTTCTTCCGGTGCGCTATGGCGAAGGGCGTTGCGCTCAGCGTGGTCCGCTGTGCAGTTGGCATAGTCAGAGTTCGGGGCACACTCGCTGCGCGACAGCTTCCCGCGTGGGCAGGCGCTTGCGCTGGCGCATCCCGGCACACCCGCAGGCGCACCGTTATAGCCAGTCCCCCGAACTTCGTGCTTGGCATTCACCAGGATCGCGCCAACCTGGGAACGCGTACAGTCAGCGCGAGTGGCAACCCAGCGGGCACCGGCGAGAAAGTACGCGTCCCAATCGGGGCGACTCATCAGTACCTCTCAATTCCGATGAGTGCGAGCAGTCCGAAGAACAGGGCCGAAAGGAATCGGCGAATAGTTGCCATCAGCTGAAGTCCTGGAATGAGTTAGGCGCAACGGTGCGCAGTTGACACAGCACCATACGGGCGAATTCCTGAATCTCAGCATCGGCCGAAGGTGAATGCCGCTTATCGAGCACATCCCGCCATGCACGCATGTTCCCCGAGACAACCATGTCCACCGGCGCAGCATTCGGCAGCACAGCGCGCGCAGCTTCGCGAGCCTCCTTACGCTTGAGTCCACGGGCGGTCAGCTCTTCCACCAGCCATGTGTACGTCGCCAGCGAACGGGCGTAGGCGTTGCGGATAGCCGTCTCTGCCGGTGTCCCCTCAGCGGCAGGCGGAATGACGGGGTCGGTCGTCTCGTACGACACATAGCGCTGAGACACCACACTGAAGCTCAGGTGCCGGTGTCGGGTCAGCTCAGCGAGCAGCGCACGGGACACATCACGCACCAGGAACGTCACAGATGCATGCTCAAGCACGCTGTAGTGTCGTTGGCGCAGGATGTTGTCCAGGTAGCCAGCGTTCGAGGCGGTAGCCGGATTGGGTCGGTCGAACGACTTATAGCAGATGCGGCCCGCAGCTTCGGCAAGCCCGTCTGCACATGTATCGCGCCCGGACTCGAACATGTCATACCCGTATGCCCGCTTCAGCACGTCGCTGTACGTCAGCGTCTGTGCCAGGATCTCAATCTTCATGATCTCTCCATCCATGAGGATGACGGACCACATACCAATTTCGGTAGGTGGTCCGTCTTGACGTCCGGCTCGTTAGCGTCGACTGATCTCTATGAGCGCCAGCACCAGTTCACGCGCATCCTCCCGGCCATGGATCACGGAAGCGATGACCTCACCCGCCGGATTGCGCGTCTCGAACTCAGTCCCGCTGTCTACCTTCGTCGTCCGCACGGTGTAGCCGCTAGGCAGGTTGTACGTCATCCGATTACCCCCCAGAACTCTGCGCCAACTCGCGTAGCGGCGCTGAACTTGAAAACGGTCTGCCCGTACTCACCAATCCGGGCATCGTCGTACGGCACTTCGTAGACGCTGATCACGAACCCGCGTCGCTCAAGTGCGTCATGCCAGTCCGTGAACCACTTGTCGAGCGCTTCGCGGGAGACGAGCCCGCATATCTCGTTATTGTCGATGTAGTTCAGCGTGCGGTCCCAGTAGGGACCAGGGTGCTCATCGTCGCTGTGAGCGAATGCCAGTCCACCTACCCGCTCCGGTCCGCAGTAGGGTCCGCAGGGCCACCCCTCCGGGGCGGTGGATGTCTCGTGCTCAACTCGCCAAACCTTCACGTGCTCTCTCCTTCACGTGTGCTTCGCTTACTACCCCTGAGCGGTTCGAACGCCTACCCATTCGGCCAGCGTCTGAGCGGCCTTTGAGAGGTTGCAGCCAGCGCAGGCGGGGACGACGTTCGACAAGATGTCTCGCCCTCCCCGCGAAAGCGGCTGCACGTGGTCCAGGTGCTCCGCTGGGGCATCGCAGTAGCAGCAGCGACCATCCCAGCGGGCAAAGACTTCCGCGCGGCTGTACGGGGCTGCTCTGCGCCTGCGTGATCGCTGGTACAGAGCAGCAACATCGAGGGTCGGCAAGCTACTTGCGCCCACCCCGGACGAGCGTGGCCGCCGCACCCGCCTCAAGTTCCCCGGCGCGCTCGCTGTCGACCAGAGAAATGACCTTGACGTAGCGCTTCGCGAAGGCCTTGTAGCCCTTCGTCCGGGCATCAATGACCTTCTTCGCGTCCGTACCGAGCAGTGCCGCAAGTCCTTCGTTGTCGGATCCGTCGCCGTGGCCGAACTCCAGCGCACCACCGATTCCGAAGGAGTGGCGCAGTACGTTGCGCTGCCCCTCCCCCATCGAGTCAAGAACCCCGTTAACCCGCTGGTGCTTCTCAGCGGACTCAGCGAAGCGCGCGTCAGACTCGTCCCGCAGATCGTGCGCAAGCTCACCATCCGTGGCAGTGCTGACGTAGCTCCGGAGGATGGATATCGCAGCGAGCACGTACCGGCGCGTGTCGGCGTCGCGGGGCACGGTGAGCGCGTCTTCGATGGCGTCCACATGTGCGGGCTTGGCCACACCCTCAAGGGCCCTCAGAAGCGCTGTACGGGCCTCAGAGTCACGGGGGACCACCACGTACCGGCGGAGCACTTCCAGCGCCTCACAGGCGGCACCGTGGCCCACCTTGGGGTTAATCTCGGTCGGCTCTTCCGGCGCAACCGCCAGCGTGTGAGCGATCGAGGATCCCGGCTCATCGTCGTCGTCCGGCGTGAAGTCGATGGACACGGAACCCTGCATGGCTATCCGGGCAGCTTCGGCGCGCTCAGCGCTCAGACGCTTTCCGGCCGGAAGGGCACGAGCCAACTTCGCTGCCTCGAACAGGTCACCGTCCGTGGAATCGAGCAGCGAAGCCAGTGTCTTGATTGCATCCTTGTCGACTGACGCACCGTGCTTCTCAACCCGGACAGCGTCCATGAGAGCGCCCTCAGCGGTGAGGTAGGCGAAGGCGTAGAACGAGTCGACCGTGTTCCCCTCGAAGCGCTCCAGCGCCTCCCAAATGGCCACACGGGCAACCTGGGCGAACTCATCCCGGTAGTCCGCGAACCGGTCGCCGGACTGAGCCATGCGGCGCGCTGCCTTGTCAGCGAGCAGAGTCACGCGGGATTCGGTCGCTGCGACCACGGCCATGATGGCTCCCAGGTCCTTCGCGCGGGCCGCTTCGATGGTGGCAAAGGTGATATCAGACATGAGGTGTTCCCTTCGGGTTGATCGCTCGGGATGTAGTGAGCGGTTCGAACGCCTGAAGGGAACCGGCCGGATTTTGGGCAGCTCTCAGAGGTGGGAGCAGCACCGTTCCGCAGACTGGTCCCCCTCAGTTGGGGGTGTCTGCTCGGACGAGCGTCCGGCCGGATCGCTCGTCGTTGCTGGTTGAACTAGACAGCGTTTTTGGTAGGTGGTCAACGCCTTTGGTAGGTGGTCTGCCCTATTAGACCTAGTACTAAGGTCGGTAGTTGTAGAAGATTCGAAGGCGTGACCGGGGTTCCTACCTACGATTGATGGGCGAACACAGGTTCTACACACTTCGGAACCTTGGAATCCGAGTTGTGATCATGGCGTGAAGGTGCTTGGTCAAGAACTGGAAAAACCACCTACCGTTATTGGTAGGTGGTCCATTCCGTCACGCTACGGAGCGGTAACTAAACGTCAGCTCCGTACAGGCTCCCCCAGCTTCGCCCGCCTACCTCCGCCTCAGCCTCGATCGGCACGCCCATGAGATCGAACGTCATGCAGTCCTGAATGGACTCAGCGAACGCGCCAGCCTCAGCCTCCGGCACGCTGCACAACACTTCGTCATGGATCGGCAACCGCATGTAGTCGAGCAGCCCGGCCTCTTCCATGTTGATCAGCGACTGACCTAGGCAGTCACGTGCAGCCGACTGAACCCCGTAGTTCACCACGGCGTACGTGCGCTCACGGTCCAGCGGCAGGCGACGACCGGTCACGGACACATGGACCATGCCCGTCTCGTATGCCTCGCGCTGCCAGCGGTTAGACATACGCTTGACTTCCGGATAGACCCTGTCGTATGCCGCCATGGCGCGCTTCACGTCTTCGATGGGTGCGCCGGTCTGGCGAGAGATGGTCGCTGCCCCTCCCCCATAGACCTTGCCGAAGGCGATTCCCTTGGAGATTTTCCGGTGCTTCGCAGTGAAGTCCTCGCCGAACACCAGGCGGGCCGTGAAGCTGTGTAGGTCTTCGCCGTTACGGATGGCTTCCTTCATGCGCTTCACGTCGCCCAGAGCTGCCAACACACGAAGTTCGACAGCAGCGAAGTCCGTAGACACCATGACGTGTCCAGGCTCAGCGAGCAGACACCTACGGATCAGGTGGTCACTCGAAGGCAGAGTCTGAAGCGCCGGGCGAGTCACAGACATACGCCCCGTGCGCGCCTGCATGCTGTTAATGAACGGGTGCACCCGGCCTTCGGCGTCCGCCACATCAAGGAAGGTTTGCGTGTAGGCAGAACGCCACTTACCGGCCCGCTTCGATCGAATGATGGCCTCAGCCAGCGGGTTAGGTGTGCGCTCCCCCAATCGCTGGCCCGTGTTCTGGTCGAGATCCGCGAATCGGTGCAACACGGCCTTGTCCACCTTGAGTTGCCCGCTGTCGGTCCGGTCGGACCACACCTCACCCATGGCGCCGAAAGCCTCGCGAAGCTGCGCAGGCGCGTTCACGTTGGTCACGCCATAGCGGAGCGCCGTTCCCTCGTACATGAGCGCGTCAGCGCCGAAGCGCTCATTGAGGTCCCGCGTGTAGTCGACGTCGAGAACCATGCCCTTGCGCTGCATGATTGCGCAGATACGGGCTATCTCGTGTTCGTACTGCACCAGCTTCGGGCGCACATCCAACATGCTCAGCTCACGGTCGAGACACACATCAAGCCGGGCAGTCAGGATGACATCAAGACCGGCGTACAGAAGGTATGTGGGATGTGTCAGCGGGATGCCCGCCCAACCGGTCGACTTCGTCAGCTTCAGCGAGCGGAAGACCGCCGTAAGGTCGCCTTGTGTGTCCGGCGCCGAAGGGTCGACGTACCACGCGCTGAGCGGCTTGAGGGCTGTCCCCCGCCCACCTTCCTGCGGCTGTCGCGGGTCGACTAGACCAGCCTTCAGCCGAGTGTCGATGGTCCGTGGTGCCAGCGACTCAATCGACGTAGCCGCATGCCGGTCAAGCACTGCCCAGTCAAAGGGCGCGTTGTGAATCTGCGCCTTACGGACCAGGCGAAGTGCGTGGGACGCGTAGGCGACGAAATCCCCGCCCAATTCCCAGAGAATCACCCATGCTGTACGCCGGTCACCAAACTGGACCGTGCGCAGGCGGTAGCTGGGCGAGTAGATATCGAGACCGGTCGTCTCTGTGTCCACGGCGATCGGGCCACGCTGGTTAGCGTCCTCGAACCACGCCATGAATTGCAACAAGTCTTCCCAGGTCTCGGGAACGTTGACCGTAACCGGGTCCCCAGCAATGACGTACGGGTAGACCTTCATTGGACTCCGTCCGTGTACAGCACGAAGGGGCCACATACCGAAATTGGTAGGTGACCCCTTCAGCTTCTTTGTGTCAGTCCTGAGCGAAGATGCCCGGACCCGTTGCCTTCGTAGACCCCTGAGCGGTTCGAACGCCTACCAAGACCATGCCCTTAGCGGCACGCGTGCGCGTGATGTTCCGCTCTTCCATGCCCTGATAGAAGGCCTTGCGCGACCACACTTCTTTGCTCGGCAAGCCTTCGGCTTCGCACCACTCGCGGTAGGCGTTGTAAGCGTCCGCCCCGTCCATGCGGGCAGACTCGTCAGCCACCAGAACGCCCGGGAAGAATCCGGCCAGCGCGTCAGATGTCTCCTTGTACTCACGCGTAGCTGCGCTGATCACCTCCGGATCGCGAAGACCGCCCGTGAACCACTCCTGTGCCCCACGCACGGCCCACGCAGCAATACCCTGCGCTTCGGCCATCAGCTTTTTGTCTAGATCGTGGTCCCGCTCATGCGGAGCGAAGAACCGAAGGAACGGGATCATCTTGACCCGGCGCCAAAGCCCGTCATCCTGCCCGCGAAAGCGTGGCTTGTGGTTCGTCGCCAGCATGAGCAGAAAGGATGGCTTGAACTCGAAGAACTCTTGCCGGAGGAACCGCGCGCTGACCATGTCCTTTCCCGTGACGCGCTTCAGCACGGCTTCGCTCATCGGCTTGCCCGACTCGCCTTCGGACGCCATGACAAGGCGTGCACCACGCAGCGCAGCAATATCGTTCGGAATGCCGCCGCCGGTCTTTTCTTCGAATGTCGCAAATGGAGTTGTCTTCGTAATGGTGCCGAACACGCCAGACAGCGTCTCGGTAAGAACTGACTTGCCGTTGGCTCCCTTGCCCCACAGCACAGCGAAGCATTGCTCATCGGTGTAGCCGGTAATGCCGTAGCCGGTCAGCCGCTGAAGATACGCAGGCATCTCAGGCATGCCCGGCATGATCTCTTCGAGGAACTTCTCCCAGCGAGGGCACTGCGCTTGCGCGTCATAGCGGATGGCCAGACAGTACGTCAGCATGTCTTCCTTGGCATGCGGGCGCAGCTTGCCGGTACGAAGCTCTACAGTGCCGTTGCTGAAGCTCAGCAAGTCCGGCCGGTTGTCGAAGTCACCAGGGGCCACATACACACTCGGCACACTGCGAAGCTCCGTCATGAGGTCATTGATGCGAGTGGTCATGGTGAACCCGCGCGCTTCCTTGACCTTGCCAGCGAGCACCAGGGCAGCGCCCATGCGGTGAATCTCCTGCCGCACCTTCACTTCACTGCGCTCCCATGTGCGCCCGTTCCACACATAGAAGCCCAACCCCGGCGCATACTTGATCCGGCCGTCCGTCCATGCCACCAATGCGTGAGCATTCATGGCGTCCGTGTCCCCGTAGCGCTCCAGCAAGCCAGCGAGGATGCGCGCCGCTTCGTTGCCCTGGTCACGGCTGACTATGTCGGCGCCGGTCGCTTCGCTCAGTTCCTCGCTGACTTCGGCGCGCTGAAGCTCTGCGGCACTCCCCACCGGTCGAGCAGCCTTCACAGCACGGTGCAGCGCAAGAGCGAAGGTAGCGCCTTCAGCTTCACGCCAGTCCGTGAGATCAGACTTGTTTCCCAGTTCCTTGGGAATGGGCAGCGCGAATACCTTGATGCCATACGGCTTGAGACCTTCGGCAAGACGCCGGTTGAAGTCCTGTCCAGCCTTGTCGTTGTCACCGCAGGCGATGACCTGAGTCCCGCGCATGCCCTCAGCAAGCTCAGCGAGCAGCGCAGGCGAACCGACCAGAGCAGCGCCCCGGACCATGACCACGTCGTAGCCCACGGAAACGCCAGTGAGCCCGTCTCCCGGTCCTTCAGTCACCAGGGTGACCCCGTACCCCCCGGCGCCCCTGAAAACGCCGTACTGTGCCCACCGGTGGCCTTCGGGGTTGCTGAGCGATATCCAGCGACCGGGGCAGTTGCCCGTGAGGTCACGCCCCTGCAAGCCGCGCGGGTTCCCAGCGAAGTCTTTCAGCGGCACCGTGAGACGCGGGTACTGGCTGAATGCCCGTGAGGCGTACCGGAATTGAGTCCCCCGGGGTGCGTAGCCAAGCTCCAGATCAGCCATCATGTCTTCAGTCAGACCAAAGCGGCTCGTCGCGTAATTATGTGCCACATCGACGCCCGGATCGGCGTAGTTGAAGAGTGCGACTGACGCTGTGTCTACGAAGTGCGCGAGCGCAGCAACATGCGGAGCGCCGACCGGCGCAGGCGCAGCGCTGGGAACCGTGCCTCCCTCCCCCTCAGCGTCGAACAAGTCTCCCCATGTGAGGTCTACCGCTTCAATCACATCCCTCGTGTTGCAGCCTGCGCGGCAGGTGATCCGAACCTTGTTGTCATCCCCGCGCCACACGCGCAGAGACGGACGGGAGTCACCATGTGCGGGACACACAGCGAGGTAACCCCCGTCCGTCTGCTCACTCACACCGGCGAAGCGGTCAAGGATTTCGTAGAACTGCATTTCTGCCCTTTCTCGCGTCTCATGAGGGTGTGAGCGGTTCGAACGCCTAGAAGGTCTCGGCCCACTCAGCGAGGGTCTTAGCCCCCTTGCTCAGGTTGCACGTGGCGCACGCCGGAACGATGTTGTGCTCAGCGTCAGCGCCGCCCTTGCTCAGCGGGTGCACATGGTCCAGGTGCCGGGCGGTCCGGTCGCAGTAGGCACACACATGACCCCAGCGCGCCAGAATCGCCGTACGGCTGTACACCACATGCTCTACGCCGTAGGCGTTCGCCCGGCGCTTGTGTGTCAGCTCATGGCGCTTGTCTGGCGGAAGGTTCCGGTAGAAGTTCTTGATGTGCGCCTGTTGAGCCTTGCGGCGGCATGTAGCGCACGCAGAGCTAGGCTTCTTAGCCTTACCGGCCAAGAACTGTTCAGCGGGCTTCCCCCGCCCGCATAGTCGACACACCTTCACCTGAGCCACCTCACATCAGCGCCATGGGCGATAGCAGCCATGAGCGCATCGAGATACCGGGGCCAGTCACGACGCGCTTCCGCGCCATGCCTGATCCATACCGTTGCGCGCGCCGCTCGCACATCCCCCAGCGCAGGGGCGGAGTCAGCGGAAATGATCACGAGTCACCTACCAATTTCGGTATGTGGGTAGACAGGAAAAGGGGGCCAGCGCGATAGCACTGACCCCCACACCGTTAAGAGCGAAGTCCTAGAATCGACTTCAAGACCACCTGCACCAGCGCGAAGGCTTCGTCATCGCTGAACCCGACGGACTTGTATGCCTCGAAGAACTCCCGAAGCTGTGCCGCATGCTGCCGAGACTCGCTGAACAGATCAAACACGCGCACTCCCCTGGCCGACGAAGTCCGGCGCCACAAGCCGGACATGTTCCGCACTGACTTCCACGCGCCGAAGCGTCTTGCGTGAACCCAACCCCCATCCGCTGTCCGTACCGGTCGGCTGGACAACCAGCGTGGGCACCAGTCGCCCGGCAACCTGCTTAGTGGTCACGTCCAGTACGACAGCGTCAGACATGCGGACCCGATTGCCGAACCGCGCAGCGAAGGTGATCAGGTCACCCGCGTAGAGTTCCTCGCCTGCGTAGTCCGTGACTACTCCGCGCTTACCCATGTGCTACGCCTCCCCGCGCGTCATGTCAGCAACTCGAATTGCAGCGGTAGCAGCACTGAGGAGCGACCTTTGATAGCCGCCACCCAGCGACGTAAACGGTCGGCCATAGATGGCTACAGCCAGCGTGCCAGCCACCCGCTCAGCGCGCGGAATGACTGCCTCGATGTCCGTCACGGGAACGAGCGACACATTCCCGTCAGCCTTACGGATCAGGTACCGCGAACGTCCGGGCGACTGGTGCGGGCCGGACATCACCTCAGCGGGCATGGACATGTTGCGGTACTTGACCTTAGTTCCGGGGATCAGGTCTGACATGTGTTCTCTCCTAGCGCCGACTTCGAGGTTGAAGATAAACGTCATGTGGGTCTCTCCTCCCACCACCTAAAGCCCCGAAGCTCCGCGCGATGCGGAACCCCGGGGCAATGGCTCAGAACAGGTTCAGGGTGTGCTCAGCCTCGACAGCCGCACGCTCGTCCTCATAGATGCTGATGAGCTGAACGCGCTTCGTGGTGTCGACCTTGTCAGCCATGGTGTTGGACTTCGTCACGCCGGGCAGGTGGGCGACAGCCTTTCGGGCCTGCGCCGTACCGCCAGCGATGACGAAGGCAGAGACGAACTCCCCCGGCTTGACGTCGTCAGTGCGGATAACCTCGTAAAGGGCCATGCGTTCTCTCCTTGAGTTAGCTGAATTCGGGATCGCCGATAGGCTCGTCATCCATCTGGAATCGCCTACGGCGTTCGTGCTGGACAGCGGGCCGGGCTTCGGGCGGGAAGTCCCACAGGGGACGCCGGATCTCTTCGTCAGTGACGTCCCGCAGGACCACGCGCCATAGATCAGGGGCGCCGTGCATGCTTACCGCTCTTCGCCGATGGCGTCGTTGTAGGAACCGAGCACGGTAATCACCGGCTTGCGGAATTCCACATTGATGCCAGCCTTGTTGGTGTACTGGACGTGCTCAAGCTCCAGTCGGCAAAGGGCTTCACCGTCAATGGCGTCGAGCGCATCCTTAACTTCGTGGATGACCTCAGCCAGCGACCACGCCGTAGCTATGAGCTTGCCCGGACCCAGGTCATAGCCCAGACCGGCGAGACGGAAGGTGACGTTGATCGAGGGAGACGGGCCACGACGACGCTTCGCGAGATCCTTGCGCTCAGACATCAGCGAAGGACAACCGCACGGCTGGCCCTTGTCCTCAGCGGGGCTCAGGAAGTACTGACCATCACACTCATGGACCGGACCGCCGGGGCCCCACAAGATGAGCTTGTCCTCAATGGCCTTAGAGCCGTTGATCACGATCTCGACCGAAGGCGTCTCGGTCATCACGTGCAGGTGAAGAGCCTTGGTCGAGTCGTACTCCTCCGACCGACCACCCATAAGCTCAGCGATGCTCTCAGCAATCACCGGGTCGTCCGTGAGCACCCGCCAATTGGCGAGAGACACCGGCTCGTTCTTGCGCTTCTCAGCGTTCCAGACCTGCATGCCGGAACGAAACTGGAAGTTGGGACGCTCATACTCGACCTTCGGAGCACGCGGCTTCGGCTTAGCGTCCGGGTCGGTATCGAAAATCCGCAGTGCCATGGGGAACCGCCATTCTGTGAATGCGCAACCGCGCGAAGCTGTGTCGTCGGGAAGGGGCAGGCGGGGTCACCACGTCTTACGGGCTTTGCTTGAAGCGCCCTGCGTGGGCTATTCCGTCCGCCTGCCCCCTCCGCTGTACTCAGAGCGAGTCGAACGCCCGGTACTACGCGCGCCGCTGAGTGCCGGTCACCATGGCGCCACCGGTCGACCAGATGGGATCGCCCAGCACGGTCTTAGAGACCCGGTTGACCCACTCGAAGGTGTGCCGAAGGCTCAGGAAGTGCTCATACACATCCGCTTCGTCAATGCGGACCGGCTTGAACGCTGCCTGGTCTTCAGTGATGTGCAGCACGCAGGCGCCATCGAAGTCCGGCATGGCCTCGCGGTTGCCAGCGGGATCAATGATCCAGTCGGCATGCGCGTAAGCACTCATCTGCAACGCGACTTCGGGGTACGTGCTCTTGGACGTCTTCCAGTCCGCCATCACTAGCGCGCTCTCGCCGTGGCGGTCCGGCTTGCCGTTCTCATCGAGACGCAGGCGAAGCACAGCATCGAAGCTGCCCGCGTACTCATGCTCATCGGACCAGGCCACGTCTTCGGCGCGCACTAGCTCCGGCTGGACAGCGCTGAGGTACTCCTCGAAGTGCCGCCGGTAGGGCTCCATATCGGGGTGCACACGGCCCACGTATTCGCCACGGATGAGCCGCTCGAAGAGATCGTGTGCGTCGCTGCCCACCTTCGCCCGGCGCTTCGTGTACCGGTTCGCTGCGCCCTTGACGTAATCGACAGCGCCCTGACGATCCCGCGCGGCCATTTCTTTGATGAAATCGATGGAGTCGACCGCAAGCTCTGCGGCTTCCTTCGCCTGCCAGTAGGCCAGGAACGGCTTAGGCAGCATGCTCACGACGGACGTCACGCCGGGGTACTTGATATCCGGCGCATTCTCATTGAAATAGAAGCGGTTACCGCTTCGCTGGACGGTTCGGATGCCCACTGAGGCACTCCCCTCGGTTGGTGTCTTCGAGGGGTACTGAGCGGGTCGAACGCCCGGTGTGTAGAAGTGTAGGAAGTGGGGTCGGTTCTGGAATCCCTATAGAAACCCTTATGGATTACTGAAGTAGGGGTGTTTTCTACACTCCTACATTCTTGCTGGTCAGAGGTGGGTTCAGCGCTGAGGGTTCGAAGCGTCGCTACATCCCTACGCGCTGTGACTGCTCATATGAGCGGAGCCGGCTGCTCGTTTGAGCGAAAGCTCTGTGCGCCCGTCTGAGGGCATGAAAAAGCCCCGCCGGACCACTGGGGCCTAGCGGGGCTGTAAGGCTGTCAGAGGGGCGGCTAGCGCCGTCCGAACCGCTTCTTAGGCTCTTCGGCCGGTGCTGCCGGAGCCTGCGGGTTAATGCCCTGCGCGCTGAGCATGAGCGTAAGCAGTCTGTTCGTCTCCTTCTGCTCGTGTATGAGCTTCTTCAGCTCTCCCAGGATCAAACCGTCTCCCGTGAGTCCCATCTCAGTCCTTTCGTCATGCGCCCGGTCGAGCGCTCAGGGCTACCGCAGGTGACTTGCTCCGGATCGCACACCATGAGCCCGCCAGTCAGCGAGCAAGACGGATCGGTGTGCAGCATCGTGCGCGTCTCAGGATCCTCGCGCAGTAGTGAGAGCGGCCGGACGTACCGGCACGCGTGACACAGTCCCTCACTCATTTTCTAGCCGGATCGGGGTTACCAACGAAGGGTGCCCCTCGCGCCCGTACGCTGCCACCACGGTTGCCAGGTGCTTGGCACACGTGAATGCGCTGTCGTTGTGCGGGGCGCCCTGCGGCTTGACCTGAAACACGATGGGTTCGGGTTCAGCCGTGTCGTCCAGCGAGCAGCCTGCGCACGTATGAATCACAGTCATGAGTCTTCACCTCCCATGTAGTCCAGTGCCCGGCGCACGCGCTCCGGGTCATGGTCGAACAGTCCCAGCCCACTGACGCACTTCGGGCAGATGGCACCCATCACCTTTCCGGTCTGCCGGTTGGCGTACGCCGTATTCGGTTTGTCGTCCGTTGGCTCAAGGCCGCAGATGCCACACGCGCTGGCCTTGTATTCGGCGTACTCCTCCGGGGTGATCCCCAGCGAACGTGCATAGGCGTCCGTACTGCCGGAACGTCCCTTCGCCTTTCGGGCGGCATTGCTGCGCTCCGCGATGCACGAATTGCAGACCTTTCCCCGGCTAGGGAATCTCACTTCGTCGTCAGTGCGCCCGCAGATGCGGCACCGGCGTACGAATAGCTCAGCGAGCGTTCCCGTAGTCATTGCTTCGCTCCTATGCGGGAAGGGGCCCCAGGTTTCCCCAGGGCCCCCGTGTGACTTACCGTCAGAGAGTGGCAGCGATCATGGCCTTGAGGGCCGTCAGCGCTTCTTCGAGCTGCTCGCGAACGGATTCCTTCGTGTCCTCGCTGGCGTGCTCGAAGTCGTCCGGGTTCGCCTTGCGAATGTCCGTCAGAAGCTTCTTCGCGACCGAAGCAACCCGCTCGTCCGGAGTGGCCTCGCCCTCTCCCTCACCTTCGCCTTCGCCAGCCTCCCCGCCCGGCGTGACGATGGCCTCGCCAGACTCAAGAGCCTTCTTCTCCTGGTATCGATCGCGCGCCTTTTCGATCTCACCCTTGAGGCTGACGCCGTACTTGCTGGCGACCCATGCGGATGCCGCAGTCTCCTCCGGCTTGCCCTCAAGCACCTTGGCCACCAGCGCACGCCGCTCGTCCGCTTCGTCACCCTCTCCGTCCAGCGAGCGAAGCCACTCAGCACGAACGTCCGTCCGCTGGGTCTGCACGGAGCGCATGAGCTTCTTCAGCGCATCTTCCGTGTCGTAGTTGTGCTCAAAGCCCTCCCCCGCAAGCTTGAGCATGGCGCCGGAAGCCTTCTTGGCCGGGTCGCTGGAGCCCGTCAGGTCAGGGACGTCATCCTTGTTGGGGATGCGAAGCCACATCTCAAACACGGTGCGGGCAACATCCTTCGCGAGATGCGAAGTCTTGATGTGCGCCTTGATGCCTTCGGACACCTGCTTTGCGCCAGCGTCCACCAGCGCCTGAACACCCTCGTACTGGTCGTACGTCTTCGGTGCCACGGTGCCTTCAGCCGGGGTCTTCG